TATATTAGAAAAAGGTCTAGTAGTAGGAGAGTTATAGTTTCTAATATTATTAAATATTAAATCATCTTCTGGTAATATTCTTTTAGCTGTACCACCATTACCAAATTCTTGTTTATCACTATTCTCTTGCATATAGTTCATTTGAGCCATATCATCAGCTTCTTGTTTAGCAAAATCAGTTTTGGTTTTTTCTAATGTCTTCTTTAATATCTTATCATTAGGATTTAAAGAAACTAGTTTTTCTAGTTTAGCTAATTGTTTTTCTCTATAAGCCTTTCTATCAGCCATAGTTTTACCATCTACACCTTTTAATCTTTTAGAGTATATTTGACTACCTTGAGGTACATTTAAATCTATACCACCATTCTCGTGAGAAGCACCTTCTAATTCATACATATTACCATTAGGTTCTTGAATTATTTCTTCTCCTTCAGCTTCTATAGGTACATCTCCACCAAAAGCATATTTAGGTTTAAATCTACCCCAATCAATAGTACTTTCACCTGGACCAACTTGTCTTAAATCTGTATTATAAATACCTTTAATTTGACCATCTAATCCTTTATAATTACTTATATAATCAACTTGAGTATCTGGTTTTGGTTTTTCATCATCACCCCATAAATTAGTACCTTTACCATAAGTAGCTAAAGAATTACCAGCAGCATTTAAAAAATCACCTAATTGTTGTAAGCCCTTAGATTCATCATAAGCCTTTAATTGTGCTTTAACTTGATTAATATTACCTCTCTCAACAGCTTCTTCTGGTGATTCTATATACATAGCTGTACCACCAAAAGCATATTTACCTTTAGAAACTATTTCATTAGCTAAGCTGTCTAAATCAGCTTCATTATAACCTTCATTTTTAAGGGTTGTTTTAATAAATTCTTTAGGGTCTCTATTATTACTATAAAGATTATCACTATCTAATAATGCTACAACAGTTTGACCAATAGTTTTTAAACCACCTTTTAAAGCAGTCTTTCCTATATTAGCTACTTTATCTATTGCATTAGATGCAGCTTCTTCAGATAATTCTTCACCTAATTTATTTAGAAAAGGTTTATAATCAAAATTAGGTAAACTAATATCTGGTACTTGTTGTACACCAGAATTTATATTTGTTTTTATTTTATCTTGAGGATTTTTAAGTGTAGGTATTGATTTACCTACACTTTTAGTATTCCTCACATTACTTTTTTTATTATCAGGCATAATAATTTAAATTTTAAAATTTATGTTCATAAAATTAGTATTGACTTATTGTTTCATAATCTGATGTAAAATTAAGAACTAACTTTACATCGGCAAAATTATCAAATATTAATCTAACTACCAAATATTTATCTCTTAAACTTTCTAAGTCATACCAATCTTTCTCTCCTTCAAAAGCTTTTTCATTAATTATTTTATCAAAGTTTTGCTCATTAAACATAGGTAAACTATAATCAGTAATCATATCTCTTATGTCATTTAAAGACCAATCTTTTTCATTTCTATCTATTATAAAAGTATTATTATTTAAATCTTGTATTTGTTCTAATAAGTACTCTTGCTCATTAGATAAATCCTTTACTTTTAGATTTAAAATATTGGTACATTGCCTTGTATTGTATATAATAGCTTTATTAAATGTTTTAAATCTTTCTTCTACATAAGAGTTTAAATCACTATTATACTTATAAGCTGTAGTTAATATTTTTATATGGTCAAATATTTTTGTAATTAATGGGTTCTCATTACTAACATACTCAACTATATAAGGATAAATATTACCATAAAATTTTTGATATTCACCTATTTTATTATGTTTATATATTTTATTATCTACAGATGAATAAAGTTTGTTATGTACTGAAAAATAATTATTAGGTAAATAACTGTGATAAGATATCCAACTATTAGTTTTTAAACTAAATGATATTGTCCAGCTATCTCTGTTTGTTATTATTAATCTGTCTTTATCATTATCATATATTAAATAGTATTTAGATTTATTTATATTATCTCTAAACCATTTTGACATACCTAAATCTGATATACAAATTAATTGATTATTAAACCAGTATACTTTAGCTTCTTTTTGACATACAAAGAAATAACCATTTTTAGTTAATACTTGGTCATCTCTTCTTGAAATCCCAGCTGAATTTCCTGTTTTACTATCAACAATAAGTTGTGCTGGTAAAGAGCCAAATTCTCCAGTACCTATATAAGTTACTATATCATTTGTAACCCTTTCTTGATAGTTTGTTGGTTGTATGTATAAACCTTCTTCTGTATGTATATATAATTGATTTTTAAATGAAAATATGTTTGATACAGCACCATATTCACCAGTTAAATCTTTATAATTATTAGGTCTAAAAATTCTATATTTATCAATTAATTCTTCTGTATTAGATACATCAGACCAGTGTATTCTTTGAGGAAAAGATTCTCTACAAGATGAACATAGTGAGTATTCAAAAGGTATTGGTGTATAAAATTCTAATTTTTCGTTTATATTATAATCATTATTAGTACAATAAAATATTGGTTTAGCTGATGAATAGGCTTTATAACCAACTTGTAAATTAATGTTTTCAGAACCATAATTATAAGTTATAAATCTTGAAATATCTCTCTCTAAAAGTTTGTTTAAGAAATATCTTTCTTCTACTGATTCAATAGCTACACCAAGACCTGTATCTTGCAAATATGGGATACCATTTGTTGCCGAAGTTGTAGTACTATTATCATAAATACCAAAATACCTATTTATAGTATAAAAAGCTCTTTGATTTATATTATGCCCTGATATATCAACAATATCATCCTCAAATTTTAATTTATCATGTTTTCTGTCTTCCATATGAGGAGAAAAAGGTCTTAAATAATTATTTTTATCATTATTAGGTTCAACCCTTAATGAGAAATTTATTGGACTTTCAAAATATAAATCACCTATAACCTGATTATAATATCTCATAGTATCATCTTGATATCTTACAGAATCTTCACTTTTATTAGCTAATCTTGAAGGTTTTATAAAATACTCTATAAAGTGGTCATCACCAAAAGTATTAGATAAACCTTTACCCCAATCTACATTAAAAGCTGTATTAAAAGCCTCCTGTTCAACTTTAGCTCTAACACCATATACAATACCAGCTGCAGCAATTAGTAAACCACCAACCATAGCAAGAGTACCCCAAGAAGCTATAGTTATAACAACTCCTAGTATAATAGCACCAATCATTTTCCAAATAGAACTTTCATCTCTACCTTTAATTGGTGTTCTTGCTACAGAATTGCAATAAGAACTCATTGTGTGTCTATAAGCAGATATATAATTATCACCATCAAAAGTTGTACACTTAGTTCCTGATTCTAATGATGTTACTTTATAATATTTAGCATATAAGAAATCATTATAAAAATTATTGTGGTCTTTAATTATATATACAAACTGTAACGAATTATCTTTAAAATTAGTTACTTTTGATTTGTTTTTCTCAACAGAACCTAAACCGTTTTTATCTTTAAAACTTAAAAATATATAAGATGACATACTGTCCATATTATAAATAGTATCATTATTATAATCATTAGCTTTATAATAAGGATTTAATTTATATATGTCTATATTATCTCTTTCAGTATTTATAAGTCCAATATTTTGAGATACTGGTCTAACCTCAACATCTCTTATAATAGCTCTTAGTGAAGCACCATCATCTTGTTTAGATTTCCAATCCTCATCTTTTATAGAATTTGATTTACTATCATTTACATTATGTACTAAGAAACCAGATAAACTTTCATTCACTGGTTTATAAATATAAGCACCTTTTATATGTGTGAAAGATTCAATAGATTTATTTAAGAACATATATGTAGGATACAATAACATTTTTGTATCATCAGATATTTTAGTTGGTCTAAATTTATCATTCATATTTGCCCTATCATAATCTGTTACATTAATTCTCATATACTTATTATCTCTTGCTACATATTCATAATCCCATTCTCTTAGTTTAGAACCATAAGTAGTTAAAACTGTAGATAGTGATTTATATTCTTTATATTGTGTAACATCAAATAAAAAACCACTATCAAGAACAGTTCTATCAACATCTTTTATTTCTTGTTTTACTATATAATAACCAATACATTTCTTTCCAATTACATCTTCTGGTGGTAACTCTACATTTAGAACTTCAATACCAAAATTATAAGAATATAAATTAGTATCTGTTGATTGTGGTAATTTATAAATAGACTTTTCAATAAATAAATCAGATTCTCCAGAAAGACCAGTAAAAGAATATTTATATCTTTTAGTTACATTATTATCACTAACCACAGTTATAGAACTGTCTTCTATTTCTGTCCAATTCTTATCAACAATAAAATACCAAGTTGATATTGAACCATTAGAACCATAGTAAATATGTCTTGGTTCATATTCATATAAATTTTTATCAAATTCTAAAGATATCCCAGAGTATTCAAAATTACCCTCATCAGATTCAAATATTTTAGAAGTTATTTTTTTTTCTTTAAGATTATTATAATTATGAACTATATTATAATATTTAAAATCTCTTTTATTGTTATTGTTTTTAGGTGTAAAATCTTCAGATATAATACCAATAATTTTTTTATATCTTATATTTAATTTTTCATTGTTATTAGGTAATAAATCTTCAGTTAAAAATTTTCTTATAACAAACTTATAGTTATCATCTAATGCTGAATAATTAGATGATATGAAATTCTCTTTTGAAATGTTATCTTGTACAGAAAATAAGTAAGTCCCACTATTTAAATTTGGATAAGATATATTAACTTGATACCTAAAACCTTCTTTATCAGATGGTCTTGATACTAAATCAATATTTAAATCTTCTCTTGTTGGTAATCTATGAAATCTAACAGGTGTATCTTTCAATATATTGTTATGAAAATCTTTACCCCAATAGTTTAAATTATTACAATCTTCTCTTTGAAGATATATTAAATTTGGATTTATATTAGTTATAGATTTCATACCATAATAGGATATTATTGGATTTCCATAATCATCATATGAATTATTTTTATCACTATTACCATATACAAAATTACTATCTATGTGTTGAGGTTTACCAACAATACTCATAACAGGTGATTCAGTTAAATCTTCAAATTGATATACAATACCTAAAGATACAACTTCACCAGGCATAAAACTACAGCCTTTTAATCTAACAAATGGGTTTTTACTATTATTATCAGAGAATACATCTTCTAATTTTTCTCTTTTTACAACACAATTAGTGACTATTTTAGAAGCATATTTTTGAAGCTTTTCCCAAGATATATTTTCATCTCTACTATTACCTAAAATTAATCTATTATCTTTTTGTTCAATAGTCTTAGATGTTTTAATATTATTGTATTGATTAAAAGTTCTAATATCTTCTATAGATAAAGTTTCTTGATAATTATCACCAGAGTAAATAAATTCTCCAGAACCGTTTATAATTTGTAATACATTTGATATTCTACATACAGTAGGTTGTTTAGTATTACTGTAATAATGTATAAATGCTAATCTATAGAATTTATACTGAGTATCAAAATTCTTATACTTTATCTTTATAGCTTTGTTAGAAAATGAATTATCAAAAGAAGATTCTTCTTTAACATTTATACTACCATCTATATCTGAATATTTATTTTTAGTACTATCAGTATAAATATTTATTAATGGTATTTCAGAAACCCATTTAGTACCATTTTTTTCATTATCTATATATTGTAATAAAATAGTTAAAGAGCCATTAGGTAAATTACCTTGACCTTCTAATATTTCTATATTTTCTAATATAGGTATTTTATTAAATTTTTTCTGTATAGAAAACTTACTACTGTCAAAAAAAGTAGTATTTCCATTTTTTGATTTATAGTTTTGAGGATAATTTAAATTAATTTCCCTATTTAAATTTTTATTATCAACCCAATAAATAACCTTTTCACAACCTCTTCTAAGTCTATAAACAGCTTGTATAGGGTATTCAGTATTAAAATTCAATTTATATTTTAAAGGACTATCAGTATCATTACACCATTCTGTATAAGAACCATTTTTAGAATTAAAAATTCCTATCTCAGAATGAATATTATCTGTTGAAAATATTACAGTTTCATCATCTCCTATATAAACAGTGCCAATTATTTTATAACCATCTTTTAAAGATGCAACAAGTGTATTAGCTTCTTCATTAGATAGTTGAAACATATCTCCTTCATTTGATTCTAAGACTGCGTTTAGAGCATATTTATAAGTACCTTTAGGTTGATTTATTGATGAATAATCTGTATTTAACCCTTTTACTAATTGTTGTACACTATTATTATTTAATTCCATTTTCTAACATATTTAGGGTATTGTGTTCTACTTATATTTCCATAATAACCAAAATAAGCATTTCTATTAGTTATTGGATTTCTCTTCATCTGTGTAAAGTTTTCAAAGGCATCTAAACCACTAATCATATTCATATTTGAATTAACTTGTCCACAATATTTTAACCATCTTTCTTCAGCTTGTTGCATTTTATCACTCATACCTTCTCTTCCCATATACCAAAGTCTTTGAAAGTATTTCCAAGTGATATAATAAGTTATAGCTGTAATTACAGATACATCATCAGGAACTAATGGATAACCTGTCTCTTTATCTATTTTTTGTCTATAATAGGATAATAATACAAAACCATCTTTAAATGAAAATCTTAGTTTATCATCTACAATAGTATATTCATCTTCACAAGATTTATAAATATCAATATCTTCTTCTTGACAAACTAAACTATTAAAGAAAGTGTGATTAGATAATCTTATAGGTGAATATCTTGGTTTTTGTAATATAGATGACAAAACAACAGTTACATTGTTTTTTTCAAAATCTGTCAATACATAAGAATCAACATCTATATTTAAGAAACTTTCTACAGAGCATTGATTACATACACCACTATCTTGAAGAAAATGTTTTTTTATTTTATCTTTTTCAATCTCTGGATTACATTTATTAGGTTTTCTATATATATTATCTCTTACAACTTGTATAATAGAGTGTAATCCTTGAGGTATTGTAGTAGAGTGATTTTTAACTTCTAGTAGTGCAATAGCTTCTTCATATAAAGTAACATTACTTAAAAATTCTAATGCTTCTCCAGACCATTCAATTACATCTGTTTCTGAGATTTCCTCTAAACCTAAATCTCTATATAACTTAGATAGTATTCTATCTAAACTAGTAAATCTAATATCTTTCATACTTTTATTCTGTACTCTTTACCATTAAATATTTCCTTAGATAACCTTCTTTTCATATTCCTACAAAGTATAAACTTATATACAGTTTTATTAGGAACAAGAACTCTAGTGTTTCTCCATATAGTTTTATATCTTAGATTATTAGAGTGTTCATTCATAAAATAAACTAATTGTTTATTTTTAGCACACTCTTCATTTTCTTCCCATAATTTTTTAGAAGATTTCCAATCTATAGTAGCACCAACCAATTTATTATCAACAACTTTACAATTAAGTTTTTTACCATAAATATATAAACTACCTAATCTTTCTGGAAATAAAACTTCACCATTTTCTAATAATTTATCACCAAGATACTTTAAGAAACCATAGATTATCTCTTTATACATCTTATCATTAATACACTCAGGTTTATCACTTGTTTTATTCTTGTAATACACCCAAGTATCTTTCATACCATATTTCTCTTTAATATGTTTTCTTGGTCTTCCACTTCTCTTTAAATAACTATCCATACTTATTTAATTTGTTGAATATGTGAGTCTCTTGTGTTATTTGATATATCCTCTATCATTTGAGGAAATATATTGATTAATTCCTCAGAAGCCATTTGTATAGCAGTAGTTTCTAAATCTTTATCTAATGGAAACTCTTGTTCAAGATAATCACAAATACTATTATTTTGTTCATCACACATACTTTTAAATTGATTAGCTTTTATTGGGTCTTCAAATAAAGCTGTAATAGTTACTACTTTCATTTTAGTAGGTGTTGAAAGATATAAATAACCTTGATGAATAAAATAATTAATTTTACTTGTTGTGTATCTATTACCTTTTTGATAATTTACAGCATTAAGTTTTATTTCATCTATTTTAAGTCTTCTATCAACAGATGTAACAGAATGAATAATATGACCATTTAAACCATTTAATGGTGCTGGTAATTTATATTTACTTCTCATTATCTCACAACCTATTGGTGGAATGCAAGGACACTCGTGAGAAGGAACACTAATTAATTCTACACAAGGTAAAGTTTGATAATTCCAAGCTGATATTAATTGTTTCTTTTTTATTTGTTGTGTAATAAGAGTACTTCTAATAGACATAAGTACATTGTATATATGTCTATTAGAAAGTCTTGTATCATCACTCTGAACACCTTTAGAATATAAAGATTGTATTCTTTGTAAAATTTCTTTTATTTTCATAATAAAGTATTATTTAAATATTCTTAATCCACTCTCAGGAAATGTTTCTGAGAACATTTCATTTTCACCTCCAGCTTCCAAATCACTGAATGGTCTAAAACTAATCCTATTTATCTCCACATGAAGTATATCAAAATTAGCAGGATAACCAGCCCAAGCTCTTTCAGGTGAATATTCCCAGTGTTTTTCTGCATTTTGCTTTACTCCAGATGGAAACCAAGTTCCAAAAGTAAGTCTTCCTGGTATGTATGGAACAAATGCTCTATTATCTCTTATTTTTACATCATCAATCCATAACTCTGTTCTATCTTTATACCATTTTATAGTCCACTTATGAAATTTATCATCTGCATAATTTCCACTTAACTTTGTAAGTTTAGCACAATATTCTTCTGCATCTAGATAACTCTGTCTATCATAAGCTACACCACTACCACTTGCTTTTTCTCCTATCCAATTATTGAATTTACAATGGTCAAAAGATGGTGTATTATATGATTGATATGTATTACTTTCAAAAGTCCAAGACTCTTTTTTATTTGGTTCTGTTGGATTATTGCAAACATATAAACCCTCACCTTCAATAACTATTCTAAAATGACTATCAATAGCTTTAGGGTCAAAATAGGCTAATCTTAATTCTTCCCAATCTGCAAATATCATCTGGTATAAATGAGATGGTAATTCTATATCTATCTCATTGTTTATAACCATATATGGGTCATTACCACCATAAGGTTTACCACCTTTATCTATCCATTTTTGCCAATCAGGATTTGTTGGATATATTTCCATATAGTGAAAGAACCACAAAGCTGGACAATAACCATAAGACTCTTTTGGTATTTTCATATAAGTAGACCATTCTCCATAACCACAATAATTTTTAGTTACTGCTACAGCTCCAACTCTTGTTTTCCAATCTTCTCTATATTTAGGGTCTTGTGGTATGTCATGTATTTTCTTTACACCATAACCTGTAAATGTTTTATCTTTTGCTGGTTTAGATACACCAACAACTTCACCATCATATTTATCACCATGTGTTTCAAATATTACTGATTTATTTTGTGGCGAAAAATATATTAAATCTCCATTAACTCCACCATTAGCACCACCCCATTGTGAATGAAAAGCATAAAAAGTGTTTTTAAATTCTATTATTTTATCTTCAAAATTACCTTCGTTAAAATCTATATCGAATCCTGTTGAATCTTTTGAAAAATTAATAACCTCTACATTTTTTACTTCATGATATTTTCCACCATTACTATCTTTAATGTAAATATTATATCTACCCTCTTCACTAATAAAAGATTTATCTAATATAAATGTAATTTTTGTATTATCTAACTTACCTATAAAATTGTTTGGTACTATTTTCTCTACACCATTTTTCTCTAAACACACTTTTGGTATATAAGACCAGAAATCAGATAATTTATACAAATCAGAATTACTTATATTTCTAATAGGAGCAAAATAAAACCTAGAAAGTACAAAGCCTTTACTACTCTCCTTACCAATGGTAATTTTTGGTTTGGCTGTTGTTTTCATAATAGATGTAAATGTGTTTAAACCATCTATGCTGAAGTTTCCATTTGGGTGATAAATAAAACCACTGTTTTTATTAGCATCAGATGTATTTACCTTCATTTCAAACATATACACCTTGTTTGCTTCTAGATTATATTTAGAAGTGGCAGTCATAACATTATTATTAGCTTTCATAGTAATAACAATGTTTTTATCTTTCAATTCTATTAAAAAAGAATTTTCTGAATCATTTTCAGTATATAATATTGTTTTATCATCTTGATTTTCTAAAAATATATAAAAGTATATACAAAACTCTTTATTAGAATTAATCCCAAATAGTGTATCAGCAGTTATTCTTTGGTCTTCTGAATTTGCAATATTATTGAAAGTAACAGTGTTTCTTCCATCAAAATACAACCCATTTAAGTCTCTTGTAGGTATATCAGAATCTGTAACTTTTTTAAATGTAGTTCCTTCTGAAGGAATCATATTACTATAGTTTTGTTTTATTTCTCTATAGTTATTGTCAAAATTAAAAAAGAAACCACCATTAAGATTTGGTAATGATAAATCTGTAAGACCATCTTCATAAAAATCTATAGATTGTCCAATAAAATACCTCTTATTTACATATGGGTTATCACCCATCTCCATAGATTTATTTGTTTTAAAATGGTACTCATAAACAGATTGTTCATCCTCTGAATTTACAAGTTTTATTGAATAGTTTGTATCATCATTTAAATTTTTAAATACAAAATTATTTGTATTATTACCATTCTTATCTGTTATAAATTCATTAGTTACAAGGTTATAACCCTCATTTTCTTTCTTAATATATACTTTATATGTTTGAGAACCTATTGGTTTTTTCTCAAACTCTAATTTAGGTATTCTGTATTTTAAACTAATCATTATTTAAAAGATTGTAATTTTAAAGATTTTATTTTAGGAGTAATAATTATATTACTATTTCCATTTCCTATAGCTGATATTGTATAAGAATTATCAGATTCATCATAATCAATTTTAATACCTTCTCCTGCTTTTAATTTTATACTAGATTTACTAAATAATTGTTTTATATACTTTAAAACAGCTGCATTGAAATCTTTTTGATTATTAGTATTATTAAGATTTAACTCTACATAAGCAGTAATTAATTTTATTTTATCCTCAGTTAATTCTGTAATATTAGGTTGTTGAGGATTATTTGGTGTTGATTGATTTTTATTTTCTAAAAACTTTGGTCTATCTCTTTTATATTCCTCAATGAAACATTGCAGAGCTTTAGCTGTTTCTATAATCAATTTCTCATATTTAAATTTACTCATTTTCCTAAAACATTTAAAAGTTGTTTTGTATAATCTTCTGTTTTATATACTTCATAAGTACCATTTGGTTTAATCCAAACTAATGCTCTTGATTCTATTTCATAACCAGTTTGTTCAAAAAGAATTTGATATAAAGATAATTGTAATTGGTATTTATTATAAGGATTATCTAATAAATTATCAAATGGTTTTAGCATTTTTTTACCTTTGTAGTTCTTGAATAAGTCTGCATTAGTTTTATAATCTAAAATTTTAAATTTACCTGTTCTTGTGTTATAAAATACCATATCACTTGTACCAGCTATACCTAAAGCATCAGAAAACATTTGTAATTCAAGAAATGTAGTTTCTATATAATCAGGTTTAGTAGAATACCATTTTACTATAGCTTCTTCATAACCATTAGAAGGTTTTAAATCTCTATTTCTACAATAATTTTCACCAAATAAATGTACTTTAGTTCCTAACTGACAAGCTTTATTTTTATTATCTTCCCATTCTTTTAATACTTCTTCTTTAGTAATACCTCTTTTATTAGCTACTAAAACTGACATTTTGTCAGAATCAAATTCTTCTGTAAATTTCTTTAAAACATAAGATACTGGTGTTAATTTCTTTTTTAATTTTGTATATGTGTGTGTTGTTTCATCAAATTTTAAATCTTTAAAATAGTTATTTACATTAGTTACAATATTTTCCATTTATAAAAAGTCTTATATTTACAGGTGCAAATATAAGACTTTTATTTGGATTATTAGTTACCTTCATCTAAATTCTCTGAATCTTCTTTTGGTAATTTATCATTATGTGTAGTTGCTGATACTCCTAATTTAGTTTTTACTATCTCTGATATAGAGTGTATTAATTCTTCTATTTCATTAAGTAAATCTTCACTAAAAGCACCAAACACACCACAAATAACATAAGTAACTGTCTCTGGAATATTAAAATAATCTCTTGCTACTATACCACTAGCTAAAGCAACTAAAACAGCAACAAGTAAAAATTTTAAAAATCTTAAAAATGACATCTTTCTTCTTGTTCTATGAACTAATGCTCCCATAGCTCCACCAATTATAAAAAATCCATATTTACTGTAAAAATCAAATAAAATTTTATCAAACATATATAATTGAGTTAATAGTTAATAATATTATTTTAAAAAATTTGTCTTTTGTCAGATATTGTATTAGTAATATCAGATATTGTATTAGTAATATAAGAAGCTTTCACGATATTAGTACCATTTTCAACAATATTAAGTACGTATCTAAAATAGATATCATCTGGTAAATTATCTTTACTATAATTAAAAACAAAAGTTCTATTATAATCAGTCCTTATATTATCTAATACATTGTATAATATAGGATAATGTGTGACCCAATCACCTTCATTATTTTTAATTTGTAATTCACCAGATATAACATCTTCTGTATTACTATTATACAACACACTAACAATTAATTTAATTTTATCAGGTGGTATTGGTTCTTCTAAATCAATTTCACCATTTTCCCAAGATAATTTACCAGTAGGTAAAATATAATAATTATTAGTTGAAACTACTTCATTAGAATTATTTGAGCAACCTGATATAAGTGTTATTATAGCCATAATAATTAAGTTAAATTAAATCCTATATCTTTACTTTCTAAATCTATTGCAATAGAGAAACCAGTTATATGTGGACTTGGTTTTTGGTCAGTAGTAATGAAGTTTCTCTTTTTAATAAAAGTACCACCAATATTTTTAAGACCAAACATTCTACTATCAATAACATTGTTTTCACTATTAAAATGGTCACCTATGTAATCTATTTTTCCACCTTTATAAAAATCAACATCTATTGAGTAAAAAGGACAATTAAATTCTCCAGACTTACCAAAATTAAATGTTTTTCTTTGCTCATCTTCTCCCCATTTAGTATTAAAGTTTATATGAAAACTGTTACCATAAAAAGTAATACCTTTAGATTTTAAATACTCATACCTTTTGTATAAAGCTTTCAAATTAATACACATAGTATATCTTTTAATACCTACAGGTGCATCTTCAACTAAGTTATAATTAGAAGTACCCATTAAAATATGCATTAGAGATGGGTCATAAGTTATAAAATCACCACCTAATCTATAATTAGGGAAATCTTCTAATATGTTATATTCAGTATCATCACTTTGTGTATTTAATTTATAAGCATCATAAACTTTTAATGATGGGTCAATTATCTCAAACTGTGTTTGTGATAAACTTATATTATGTGAATAATTATTAGTAAATGGTACTAAAGCATTATCTATATTAGTGTCATTTTTAATTATTGAACCAGCTTTTTCAATACCACTTATAGTCTTAGCTTCAATATTTAAATAACAATCATCATTACATCTTTCAGTTAAGTAAGGTCTTTCACTACTATAACCATCCCTAGTTATAACTCCCTCTTGTATAAGTTTAAATAATATGTCAGGTACATCATTATATTTTAATTCTTGGTCATACTTAGAGTCATAATATTTAAAACTTATAAATAGAAAATCAGGTTTTTCTTCTGGTGTATTATCACAAATAGCTTTATCATTACCACCTTGTATATACAAACTATCTTTTAAATTTTTCTCAATTCTATAAGGTACATTATTTACACGATAAATTCTATTAGTGTATTCAAAAGGGTAAGTACCATCATTTAACTCATTTTCTTTACAAACTGGGTTAAAACCGCTTACTTTATATCTAAAATTAAGTTTAGCCTTCTCATCACCTCTAGTGTTTGAAGATATTGGATTCTTACTTTTATCTTTTGGATTATAAGTTACACTTACATCAAATATTCTAGTAATTGAATTACTTAACTTATTACCAGTAGCTAAATCAATAGTATTAAACAACTGTACTATATCTTCACTATCTAATGGTGTATTGATATTTTTAGTTATTGTTTTAATATCACTGTTTATATTATTATCAGCATCAGCATCTTGATAGGATGTTGTTACTGTAATACTTTCACTGTATCTATTTATAATACCTAAATTTTCATTAAGGGTAGTTACTAACCTATATTTAGGTTCATTTGGTTTAAATGGACTGGATATATTATCATTAGTTGTTTCCCCAGTTCTAAAAGCATTAAATAGATAATTACCTAAAAAATAAGATGTTATTACATTACTATAAAACTCATCTGTTTCAAAATCATTATACTCTAAAACAAATTTTAATCTGTATTTTACTGTAGAATTATTACTACTAGAATATCTAATATAATAACTACCATTATTATCTATAATACCACTACTGTTTAAAACTAATTGGTTAGAAGTAAATTGAACAAAATCTTCCCAATCATTACCAATATCTCTTTGGTAAATAACTCTTGAATTTTTTATATACCTATTTATTTCACTACTAGCTTCTACTGTATAACCAACACCAAGATTTGAAACACTATAACCAGAATAACTGTTTATAACTGAAGGTAATATTGTTTCCTTATTACTATCTGTGTTTGCAGGATTTATAAAGAAAAATTCAGCTTTTGGTGTTTTAGGTTTTTCTATTCTAGTACAGAGTAATATTTTACCTACTTGTTCATAAATTTGATTTACATTAGTTGATATAAGAACTCTATAAAATTTATCTTTGTGATTATCTCTATTAGCATTAAAAGTAAATGTTTTTTTAAAAGTACTGTCTGTACTTTCAACTGTTAATGTATCTTTTTTTAAAGATGTCCAATCTTCATTATCTTTTTTAATTTGAAAATCATAGTTTACAGTTGTTATACCTCTATGTAAAAACTCACCTATACTAATTTCAAATACAATTTTTTCACTTTTACAAGGTGATATTTTTATATCACTACAATCACAATCTTCCCATTTTAAATTATAAACATCTTTAAATGTTATACAATTTTTTGGTTTTTGTCTTAGAAATATTTTATTTAACATCTTAATAAATTTAATAAATAAAATCCCACATAAAATAACTATTAGTACTTTTATCCACATTTCTTGGTATATATTTAAGTTTATTATTAATTATATCTTGAAAAGGTATTTCTTGACCTTCAACAACATCAACATCATTATATGCTAGTCTATCAATAGAAGTACCATCTCTATCCATAGTAATATTTTTTATTACAACTTTTTTAATTTCTCTATTTTCAGAATCATAGTAGCCATCTAAAAAATAATTTGGTGTTATTGTAGCAGTTACTCTATTTTCTGTATAAAGTACATTATCTAAAGTTCTATTAAATATTTTATTAGTGATATTAACATTAGGAATTTCTGGACTATCTAAATCTACACTAGTAGATTTCTTAATACAATCATTATTTATATTAAGTGAACTTAAACATCTTTTTATTCTGTTATAATTGTAAACCTCTATTTTAGATTCTTTATTGTTGTCAGTAATGTAAAAAGACAAATAGTATATTGCTAATAGTTTCTTTAAGAATTTCAAATTAACTTTATAATTACCATAAAAATTCTCAGAGGATAAAACACACAGCATTTCTTTTTCTAAATCACAACCAATACAAGAAACTATTTCACTAAATACTTTAGAATAATAGTTACCAGATAAAGAATAATAAAGTGTAGTTTTGAATAATGTGTTTAATAAATCTTCTCTACTAACACAATCTTCACAATCTTCACAATTACATTTACAAAATAATTTTTCTAAATCTTCTATTATACTTTTTAAAATTGTAGGAAAATAAGGTACAATTCTAGTATCCTCAAACCTACCACTCTTTATGTGAAGTTCAAATAAACCAAAAGAGTTTTCAGGTACTGTAATAGTTATTTCACCACTAGGACTTTTAGTTTCTTTTAGTTTTATTTTATCTTCACCACAAGATAATTTTTTAGTAAACCAAACTTCTAAATCATCTTGCTCATTAATAAGTTTTTTTATTCTAAAAGTATAATTCTCATTGTTTATTGAATACCACATATTTAAATAAAATAGGGGTTGATAGTTTCCCACCAACCCCCTTAGAAACATTATTAAATTACTTACAAATTAATTCTTGTGTCTGCTGCTAAATCTTTTACAGCTTTTTCAAAACTTCCAGTTGCACCTTCAATAGCTGTTGAACCATTTTCATAAGCTACAATAACTTCTGAAGTGTGGTCATACAAATGACTAGTAACTTGTCTTTTAACACCATATCTAATAGTAATAGTATTATAAGATTTGTTTTCATCAATAAATGATTCTGGGTGAAACTCTTTTCTTGTTATTTCTGAATATCTTGTGTTATACTTCTCATTGATAGTAGTCCATTCAAGATGTTTCAAATCAAAACCTGAACCTTGTTCTACAATAGATACTTGTTTTTCTTCAATAGTACCATTACCAACAAAACCATCAGCAATACCAACAATAAATTCAGTATTTCTTGGTGCTATATATCCTTCCATATAGTCATCTTTAGGTGTTGGAACAGCAGTAAATTTTAAATCAACTTCTACATAAGCAGGTGTAGCACCAGTTAAACCTTTGTTGTGGGTATCCAAAGCTTTTAATTCAGCTTCAGTTAATACATCTCCAATAGCTTTAGTTCCAGTAATACCAGTAACACCAGTAATAGCACCTCTAGCAATGACTTCAACTTTAATGTAAGGATTTCTTTTAGCATTTCTGATAAGTTCTAAAACTACAGGAATTGGATTAATTTTTTTACAAGGGTCTGAAGTACCACAAGTTCCACACTCTTCTGAGCGAGCAGATAAGAAAGTATTAACACCATTAGTTCCTTGATTAAACTTACTAAGTTCATTGTAAGCTTCAAGTCTTAAAGTATAATCCTTACCACAAGTAATAGTAAAACCTTTTAATACAACAACTTTGTTTTTAGGTTCTAAAATACCAGTTTTAGATATACTCTTGATATTATCATTTTCTATCCACATATTAGGTGATTTGTGAATCTTACCACCCATCTTAATAGCTAAGTATGTTCTTTTAGGTGTAAAGCCAGCTACTGTTAAATTAGTATCTAAATCAAAGATACCAAAATCCCCATCATTAACTAAATCATTTAGGGTTTTGCCAGCAGTACTAATAAACTTTTTAGCTACAAACACTTTTACAATATCTTGTCCTTGTGCCATAATTTTTAATTATTAATTTAATTGATTAAGATTCAACTTACCTTGTTTTATTTGGATATTTTGCATATCTAAATTACTTGAGGCAAGCATTACAGCAATATCCACAATTTCTCTGTGTGTTTGATTTGGGAGTTCACAGTTTTGTCTACCAACTAAATTTAAACCTGTTCTTAAAGATTTATATTGACCACTAGGTTTAAAATCAGCAGCATTATGAATATAAGCTGGTTCTTTTATATAATTTAATTTTACATTTTCTATATCAAAAGTACCATCAGAATAAATTCTAAGACCTTTTGAATCAAAAGTTGCATTTATATCACCCCACTCAAAAGAAGAATTATCAAAAGGAGATTCTTCAAATTTATCATCGTGTTGTTTAATTAGCAACTGAACTTCTTTAGAACCACATTGTGCTTTAGTAACTTTTACTTTAGCTGATATATAGAACATATAATTATCTGGTAGAGTAAAAACTTTTTGTTTACCAAATGAACTTACTGAATCAGAATCTGAATTATTTAAATCTTTGTGTAATAGTTCATTTTCTATAACTATATTTCTTATATCATCAATGGTTCTTTGTGAGGTTTCAAAGCCTAAATGATTTGGTACTCTTGGAAATGCTACATTCTTTATAAAGATTTCTTGAGCTTCATTTAATAACCAATCAATTTCTGGAACTCTTAAATTTCTATATTGCTCTGAATCTATTTTATTTAACTTCATTTTGAAGTCATAGTGCATTTCTTGTACTGTCATTTTAATTAGTTAGTTTTTCTTGTAATTGTACTTTTAGTACTTGATTTTTAGGAGAATTTAAATACTTAATAGCACTTGGCATATCAGCACCAATCATAACATCTCCATATTTAATTATAGTACCTTCTTTTGTTAATATTCTCTTATCTACTAGACTTATAATTAAAGACTCAGTGGTTACTTCTTTATTATCTCTTTTCAAAAGATTAAAGAATGCTTCTACATCTTTATTAATAGCTTCTACAAGTTTCAAATCAATTACATTAGAAGATTGTTTAGAAACATCTTGTCCAGTTAATATTTTAACCATATCAATTTTTCTATCAACTGTCAAAGAAACCATTTCAACTAAAGCTTTAGTTTTTAATGCTTGTTTAGATGCTTTAACTTCTTCATCTTCATTAGCATCAATAATAACAAATTTAGCTTTTGGGTATAAACCTTTTTCAACATCTTCTAAAGATTTAGCTATCAAATCACTACCTTTTAGAATATATAATTTAACTAAATCTAGTGGGTTCTCTGTTTCAAAATAGTTAGAACCATAACTTAATTGTACGTGAGATAATTCTGAATCAAAGAATGGATGGTCTTCATTAGTTTTAAAAGTTAAATCTAAACTAATACCTAATCTGTTTTCTAAATCTTTAATTTCATCTTCAGTAGCAGGAAAAGAATATTTTCTAGTTCTTGAATCAACAGCACAGCTAATCTTAATAGGTTTTATTAAAGCACGTGCTTCTTCATTTTTAAACCAAACTGGTTTTTTAATTGGTCTTACTTCTACTAATGCCATATATTTAAGTGTTATTATTTTGTTATTAATTATTTATTAAGTGTTAGTTAAAAATTTAAGGGGTGAGGTTTTCACCCCTTAAATGACAACTAAAACACTTAAATTATAGTAAACCATTAGGTTGATAAACCAGCATACCACAATTTGAAATATCTTCTATCATTACACCTAATTGGTCAGTCAAATGGATTGAATAACTTTCTTTAGTGTTTGCAGGGTTTTTACCGTGATTTCTTCCTTCTGGACCAATCAAACCTCTTACATAACTAAATCCATAAGCACCTTCAACTTCAATTTTCTTAATGTTAGTACCATTATCACCTTTGAAATCTAGGAACAAATATCTCAATGATTCAACATATTTACCAGTAATAGGGTCTACTTGTCTGTTAAATCTTCTATCATCAAATAAAGGCATATGAACAAAGTTTACTTTGATACCCATATTAGAGATATATTGAGAGAAGTTATAACCATAACTATAAGAATTAGGATGGAAACTCATTGCTTGTTTAGCAGGATTAAAGTTAGTTCCAACAAATTTCCAAGAGCCATTTTCTTGAACTAATCTATTCATAGCTTCAGAAGCTTGAATCATACCTTGAAAACCTGTAAGTACAGTAATTTCTTTTACTTCACCTGGATTAACTCTTGAGAAATAAATATCAGAAAGATACTCTTCTAAAAGTTTTACAGAGAATTTATTGTAGTAGAAATTATTTGCAGAAGTTTCAAGTTGTTCAATAACACCTGGAAAAGTATCTACTTTATAACCTACAGCTGAACTAACACCTTCATTTGAAACACCATAAACAAGAAGTCTCTCTTTATCCATTTCAAATTGTTTGATTAGTTTAGCTTCAATAGCTGGTAACCAAGTAGAGTATTTCTTACCATCTTGAATAAAATCAGCAGCAAGAATCATTTCATGAGCATAGTCAGTAATTTCGTGTTGCAATCTTACTTTACCAGTTTTACCATATAAACTATAGTAACCACTGAATTGAACAGAACCACCTTGAATATCTGCTTCAGAAGCTGTAGCATACATTCTAGCCCACTCTTGACCTACTTGAAAAAGTTCACCTGGAATACCAGCACCATCTTGTTTTACATACTGCACTTTATAAATGTACTTACCACCAGCTGTTGCAGTTGGTCCTTCTTGGATTCTACATTGATATAATTTAGAACCTCTAAGAGGAACAATTACATCTGAAGGTAAATAAAAGTTTACATCAGCTTCAATATCAAACATAGTTCCACCAGCACCAATAGTAGCATCTTTAGCTACAGTAGCTTTAGTAATAACTAGTGGTTTGAAATCATCAGCTTTAACTTTATACTCATAGTCAGTACCTTTAATAGTCATCTTATTGCCACCAATAAGAGAACTAAACGCATTACCAGAATAGTTGTGTTGAGCAGAGAAAAGACCTTCCAATAAAGGTTTCATCTGAAAAGGTTTCTTCTCAGCCATTAGACCCAAATTATTTCTATCTGTATAATTTGGATTTACATTTCTATAAGTATTCTTAAATCTAATGTCTAATGCCATAAATTACTATTTTAAATTTAACTAAATATTTCAGCAAGATTTATTCTATCAGTAGAACTCCCAACACTACTTTTAACTAAACCTTTTCTGTTTTCTAAATTACTTTTTACTTTATTTGTTGTTTCTGTTTCAACTTTCTTTTTGAAATCTTTAAAATCAAAATCAGATTTTAATATTTTAGCAAGAAGAACTAATTTACTAGGCTCTTTAAATACCTTATTAAGTTTATCCATTATACCAGTAGTATAAGATTCACCTGATGGTACATTAGGATTAGTAATAAAATTATAAAGTTCACTTTTCTCTTTATCATTTATTTTGAAACCATTAATTTCTTTGTTTTCATTTAATGTACTTTTAATAGTTTCTCTATAAGCGTTATTTTCTCTAATCCTAGCTTTCTTAGCTTCTTCTTGTTCAAATATAGCTTTTTCTCTCTGTCTTTCTTTTTCAGCAGAAAGTCTTTCAAATATTCTTTTTGCTCTTATTGCTTTCTTACCACTATTAGTTAGATTCTCAATAAAATCTTCTATCTCATCGTGGTCATATTCCTCTTTCTTTAATTGATATCTAATTAAGTCATTTTGGAAACTTTCATCTTCAATATTACCTTCTGGTATTTCAGTGTCTTTATATAAACTTACAAAATCACTAACTCTACCACCAGACTGAATAAATCTAATTAAGTTTTTACCTTCATCACCTAATTCATTATTAGCAAAGTTTTTTAATCTTTGAGAAACCTCTGATTCATAATCTTGTTCATAAAGTTCTTTTAATCTTTCTGGAGTTAAAGATTCATTATCTTCAATATTAACATGTTTTAAAACACCATATTCTTTTAAATCTTTATAAACATCATCATAAATAGATGTTTCATTAACTTGTTCTTCTTTTTTAGTTTCTTCAGTTTTATTTAAATCAACCTCTTCTAAATTTTCTTCTTGTTCTTTTTGTTCCTTTGTAGGTTCAATTTCACTTGGTTGATTAGGTTGAGGTTCATTAGTAGGTTCTTCAATATTTGGTTCAGGATTACCAACTAAATCTTCCATATTAATATTTAAATCATCCCAACTAAAGTTGTCTAAAGAAGCTTCTGTAAAATTGTTTTCTGTTGTCATATTCGTTGCAAAATTAATAATAAAAATTTATATTTGTTAAGTTTTAATCTTTATAATTGAAAGTTTTGTCTAATTGCTTAATCAGCATTAACACTTGATTTTAACACTTGATTTTTTGCTTTTTTCTCTTCAATTTGTAATTTTTTATCTTGTTGTCTTAAATTATCCTCGTGTTCTTTTTTCTGTTGTTCAAGTTTAGCTTCTTGCAATTCTATGTTTCTTTGTTTAATTTCTGCATCTACACCAAACTTAGCAACTTCAAGAACATCTGGAGTACCATCTTTATCAAGGTCTTTATCTTCATTAAAACCAATAGAAAGAATAGTTTGTTTTTGAATTTCGAGTTCACCTTTTTTCTCAATCTCTTCCATTTTGAATTGATGCTCCATATACATTTTTTCTTTTTCAAAATCTTGTTGAGCTTGTTGAAGTTGTTGTTGAGCTTGTTGTTCAGACTCTTGTTGTTTACTAGCAAGTTCTCTTCTTTCTTTCTCTGCTTTTTTAAGTAATTCTTCAGCTTCAGTAATAGACTCACTTCTCATTACTTTCATTACATCTGACATTTCAATAGCTTGATTTTGCATAGCTGCATGAGCCAATTGCCTAACCATTTGTAAAGCTTCATCAGATTTCATAGAGTTAGAAACAAATACACCATAAGTACTATTCTCTAACAAATCATAATCTATTTGTAACATTCTTTGAGAAAAATCATCTAAAGCATAAGTTAAATACTTAGGTTGATATGTAGCATAAGCAACTTTAGCTATTTCAATTAAAGATTGTAAAGCATTTCTTTTAACTATATTGTGCATCTCAAAATATGGTTCAAGAATATTTGCTGATTGTATAATAGCTTGTTGAGTATTTCTAACAGCTTCATTAGAACCTATTTGTCCTTCTATTTGTTTAGTAATACCTACAGATTCACCACATCTTCTCTCAATATAATCAGCTAATTCTACATATTTCTTTA